TACTTGTAAGGAAACAATGCTTCTTTGCTGTTTAGCCAGTTCAGTGCTTCCATGTTTGGAATGCCTTTGGGCAACCTATCACCGATGATTTTGTTTTTGTCTGTGGCAGGAAAACGTTCCTTGCCTATATAGCCAGCATAGAAACTGCTGATAGCAGGCAAAAATACTGCATAGTCTTTCTGTTTCAGTGTTAGGTTGTCCTGTTCAATCATTACTTGCTCTGTGCAGGAAGTATGTAATCATAAACTGCAATGCCCGAATCAACTGTAATCTTTGTTGCACCACTGTCACTTATTCTCACAGTTTTGTCTCCTGTTAAGTTCATAATTGCTATAAACTGTTGTACTGGCCAACTCCATGTTTTTGTAAGTTTGCCACCTACGTCATGTTGGAACACAAAGTCACCTGCGTGTGTGCTATGATCACCAAACAAAAACTTCAAGTGCCTATCTTCTGTTTTGGTTTGGAATGTTGTTTCTTCAGCATTTGCCTGTGCCTGCATTTTCAATCTCATGATACTTGCAGTTGTAGGTTCAAATTCAATATCCCAAGGCACATCTTTCATCTTTACACCTTTGAGCTTTTCGTTAACAATTTCACTAACCATAAATCTGTAGTCATTTTTAAAATCACCAGCGGCATTTTTAAAGTGCAATCCAACTGGTGCTTGTTCGCCATTGCGTTCTTGTCTCTTCACAGTTATTTCTGCATTTTCTTTGTACTCGCCAATGTTAAGCAATATTTTTAATTTTGCTAGATTAGGCATACCAAATGTACCAATGTAATCTGCAACTGGTGTTGCAAACTTTGCTTGTAACACAACACTCTTATCTTCAGCAAGTCCATCAACTGCGGTTGCAGTATCTGTTCCTGTAATTTTAATTAGGTCAATGCAACCTAAATCATAGCTGTGTTCAACCAAGTCTAGTAGATAGTCTCTCATGTTTTCTTCTCCAGTTTATAAATCCATTATTTGAGCAAGTCCTTGACCGGCTCTAATCGTACTAAGCTCACCTGGTTTTTTAATTTCTAGCCAACTTATTCCGTTATCTAATTCATCATAACCTCTTGTAACAGAATCCATTAGTTTATAACCAACTTCTTCGCACAAAGCAGTCATTTCCTCTTCAGTAGTATAACAATAATACATATCGTCAACCTTGTCAAGGCCTTTTGGATAATCACAGTTATTGTAGGTAAAAATCACTGCTCCACCTGGACGCAATGCAGTGTATATTGATTTCAAATACTTTTTAATTACTTCAACGGTTTTACTATTAAAAAAGTCAATAGCAACAAAACAACCAATTTGTCCTTGAGGTAACTTGTGCATCGGATCAGCATGATTTTCGTTATATGAATACCAGTTAATACGTTTTGACATAATTTCATTAAAAAAATCAGTGTTAACCACACTTGGAAAATCTTCTTCTTCCATTATATATAAAGGAGTTCCGGCAACTATTTCTTTTGTAATTTCACCGTAACCTGGTTGTATTTGGCAACAAGCATACTTTGCACTTACATTATTTGTAATACGACTAATTAATATTTTTTTACTTTCTTCGTTGTACAACAAATCACTGTCTTTAAGTTTGCTGAGTTTTTCGAGTCTTGGCAAGTTACAATTTCGTTCATAAACCTCTTTGCTCTTTGCATAGTAAGGTATTGCATATTCATCGACTGTTTTTTTAATATTTTTCTTAAAACTATTTAGATCGTCATTCCAACTCTGTAAAATTTTCAGTATCTCTTGATGTTTGTTTTTCATAGTTTCTTTGAGTTTGTCATAATCATAATCGTTTGTTGCTAGATCTGTGCTGATTTGACGAAGTAGTACATCAATATTTTGAGAAACACTGTTCATATCGAGATTACGAACTAAATCATTGTATCTTACAATATTTCTTAAGTTATTTGATATTGTCATTATTCAAACTCAAATAATGTATTAAAAGTATTAGTGGTGTCTGTTTCACTTGCTAGGTCCCATTCAAGAACATGTAATAGGTTGTCTATCTTTTGGTCAACAACAGTTGCCTCCATAGCCGCATCATCAAAAGGCAAGTCTTTAAACCACTGTGGCAAGTGCATCTCATCTGTTGGATAGCCAATACTAGTCCAGTTGAGGGGATTTGTTTTCAGTTTGCACACAATAGTTTTCATACCATCTACAATACTTTGACTATAGTTGTCAGAATTCATCTTCTTCATAGTATTCCAGTTCATGCCAGCTCTTACGTGTCCAGGCATGTTTGCACGGCCTTCACGTTCTTCTTTCTTGCTATACATGGTTAGATTGTTAACACGTTTAGGAGAACCTTTTTCCCAAGCAGGTCGTTCTTTGAACTCATACTTAAAAGTCTTAATCATATCAATGATTTCTTGACGTTCAGCACCTGCAAGTACTCTGGTAAGCAATGTCATCAAGAAATCTTGTATAACTTTTGGAGTGTCTGAACGTTTAAGATCAAGACCCATGGCTTTTATCTTGCCTTGCTTACCAGTAACATCCAAACGTTTGCCTTCACTGTCAAAGATGTTTATTGCATAACGTTTTTTAGTAATAAACAGTCCTCTATCAGCAACACTTTCTCTACCGCCTTTGATTATAAGTCCATTGTCTCTTGGCACATGAAATGCTTGTTCCATAAATCTTGGCCAACTTTCATTCAGTTGATCGCTGATAGCATCATAGAGTTGGATGCAAATTTCTTTGTTCCATTCCATGTTGCCGGCTTCGACATCTTTTTTAACCACTGGCCATGCACTGAAGTAAACTGAATCTGTGTCTCCGTATATTACTGCTTCGCCAACATGATCGTATTTTCCAGTGATAGCCTCATTAACAAAACTATCCATGTGATGTGCAATTGCTCTGCCAGTTAGTGTGGTTGACTGACCAATGCGTTTATCAAAGAACCTACAACCTGGGTTAAGAATCGCACCATACAAACTGTTCAAGTTAATCTTTTTAACCAACTGACGTTTGTCTAAAAATTCTATTTCTCCAGGATCAGTTGCTTGTCTAAGGTTTGCCTGTATCTCCTGACGTTCTCTATACCAACGTGCTAATAAACCAGGTATAACACCTTCTTTTTCATACGTAAATATAGTGCCATTTGCACTTAGTATCCAAGGTTGATTACTATCAAATATGATTTTCCAAATCTCTGCGGCACTATGTACAGTTTCGTCACCGTTCTCCCAGTCAATGGTAATTTCAGTTCCACGTTCTTGTTTCATAACCGCAGTATATTCTAGTGTACCAAACAAGCCTTCCCATGCCATCGCAAAACTTGACTTGTTATCCATCTTGCCTTTAATGTAGCGATTAGTCATTATTGGACGCAATTGTCCTACTATAGTTTCAGGTGCCATGTTTAATGCTCTAATAGCACTAGGATATAGACTGTTGATATCAATAGCACCAATCCATTCATGTAGACCTTTTTTAGGATATGCAACATAAGCACCAGCAGCCGCAGTATCTTCGTCGGTGAGTCTATCACGTCTATTAGGAACAACCATTCCTTGTTCATGAGCTTCATTTATAATTGCTTGTTCTGTAACTGCAACTGCACCCATTGTTGTTTGTAACAACACAGTATTAGCATGTGCTAGTTCGCTTGCTAGTGCGATAAACCGTAGTTTCTTGTCCATTTTATCAAGCAATGCAGTATCTTGCCTTGAATACTCAATAAACGTTTTAAAATTCTGATTGTACAGTTGATCCAGTGTGCCTTCATAGGCAGTCTTTTTCTCATCAAGTTCATATTCACCGATAGCATCCAAACTATAACTGTGTCGCTCTTCATAGGTATACTTTCTGTACAGTTGCATGTAGTCCATATGAACTCTGCCAATTGTATCAAATGTAATGTTCTCTGATCCAAAACGTTCGAATGTACGTTTTTTAGGAAGTTGACTCCACAAACAAAAACGTCTAGTGTCATCTTTGCTTAGTACACGTGCAGTTCTGTTTACCAGATAAGGTATATCATAACCTTCACTGTTCCAACCACTGATGATATCTGCATCTTCAATCAAATCCAAAAATGTTCCTAGTAGTTCTTCTTCTCGTTCAAAGAGCATTGTGTTAGGAAATTCATTGCATATTTCTTGTGCAGTTTGCCAGCTCATTGATTTTGGCGGTATAACCAGTGTGACCAATTGCTCCATCCACTGTAAGTACACACTTATCGCAGTTACAGGATTGAAAGGATCTGCTGGCGAACTATATCCTCTTACAGGATCAAAGTCAACCTCAATATCAAAAAACGCAGTTTGCAACTTAGGTGCATCAATGCCTTTGTAGTTCTCTTCAAAGCATCTAAACACAGGATTTATGTCTGATTCAAAGATATCCTTGCCAGACTGCAAACGCAATTCCTTACGGAATTCTTTGTTGTTACGTGTTGAGAACCTACTGACAGACTGCCCATAGATGCTTTTATATTTGCCTCTTGGGTCAGCATAGTAGAAACAGTATGAGGCAGGAAACTCTCTGTATTCTCTCCTGCCATTGACACGTTCTACAATGTGTATTCTATCTTTTTCTCTGTCAAATAGAGCGTCAACATAACTCACAGATTATAATGTCCTTCCTGCAGTAGTAAGTATCTCATCAAGTAGTTGTTGATCTTCTTTTTCTGCAGTGTAACTTGCTTTGTGAGCAATACGTATGGCTTTTTTTAGCACACTAGGTTTGATTTGTAGCTCTTCAGCAATTGATTTCACTGTATCATTGAGCCCTTCGTTCAATGCTTCTACTTCGCTCATTACACCCATGCCTTCGTTGATGATTTGTGTAAGTTTTGCTTTTTGTTCTGAGTCAAATTGGGTTGTCATGTAAATACTCCTTTGTATAATGCATTATAACAGTGCTGATCCTAAATGTCAATAACTATTTTGATAAATTTTGGCACTTTTAAAACCAGGGTAGCGATATCTTGGTTCTAGGGCAGTACCCTCCCTAGCCTTTTGGATCGGTCCTAAGGCTATTCAATTTGGCTGTTTGCTTCTAAGTTGCGTGTCAAACTCATGGTTTTCATTGCTCTGAGATCATGATAGTCTTCGTGTATTCTTACCATGCTTGGTGCGATGTGATGTATATCAATTTCGTCAGTGGTGTGTAGTTGATGATCAGCTGGACGAAATCCATATATATTACACTGCTCTATAATATGTGCCGCTGCATGAGGTTTTATAATGTATCCATAACCTCCTATTGAATACAATCCTCTACTGTGCTCTTGTTTACCATGTTCTTTCCGATCGTGTAAACTCCATATCTTTATTTCTTCGCTTTGTTCTGTTAGCTTTTTGTTGTAGGTTTTACTGTATGGATCTAAGCTGTCTAATTTTAGTACATCTGGAAATAGATCAAGTACATTGTCAGGCAATGGACGTAGCATGTATGCATCATGTTCAAAAATCATCAATGGTGCATTGTTTTCTACACATTCAACCCATAAAAAGTAATGACTGAGAAAGCAACC